TACTCATGGTGACGAAATGTTACTAGAAGATGAAACTGGTGTTGGAAGACAAAATAAAATATCTTTAGAATTTCAAAGAATAATTCCAGAGGATGAAGTTCTTAAAAGAACAACACATGGATTTGATATAACTGGAACAATACCACCAGAAAACTTTACAAATTCAGATGTAGCTCCTTTTGTAATTCCTGCTGATATAAAATCTAGAAATATTGGCACTATGAAATTAGAAAGTTCTAATTTTGAAGTTACTAATATTCAAATTGAAACTGGAACAGATGGTGGTTCTTTTGGTAGTCTGTTATTAGATGCCTCGGCGTCTTCTGACCTTGCTGGATTAACTGATGAAAATTCACCTATTCCATTAGAAGATAATGAAAATATCTTTAGAGGTACAGGATTTGATAACATAGTTCTTGATGGAATAGATAGTTCTAGCACAAATGCTGGTTCTAAATTATTAGAAGAAAATGGATCATTTATAGATCAACTTATTAATGCTGTTATACCAATTGATGTTACAACAGAAGGTGGATTTGATTCAGGACAATTGAGATTTGATAACATAGAAAAGACCTTTGATGGTACTGTTTAATATTATAAATAGATGTAAATAAGGAATAAAAAATGGCACTTCAATCAATAGAATTAGGAACTGCTGCTGATGACGGCACAGGTGATAGCCTGAGAGTTGGTGGTGATAAGATCAATGATAACTTCCTTGAACTTTTTACTGCTCTTGGTGACGGTGATACTTTAGCTACTGGCATTACTGCTTCTGCATCTGTTGTTTCATTACAAAATCCAAATATATCAGGAACTGTTAGTGGAACACAAACCGCAGCAACAATCACAACTCTTAGTGCTACTACTACCATAAATTCTACTTCAACAATTACGCTTGATGCAGCAACAGATATTATTCTAGATGCAGATGGTGGTGATATATTTTTTAAAGATGCTGGAGCTACTTTTGGTAGTGCAACTAATACTAGCGGCAATCTTATTATCAAATCTGGCACAACGACAGCCGCAACATTTGCTGGTGCAAATGTAACATTAGCAGGTACTCTTGGTGTTGGTGCAATAACAACAACTGGGGCCTTTAAGGGTGCTGATGGTTATACGATAGGTAATGCTTCAGTTGCAGCTGTAATGACTTTGGCATCTACTGGTATTGTTACCTTTGTAGATGATATCCTAATTAAAGACGCTGGTACAATTGGTAGTGCTTCATCTACATCTGCCATTACAATTGCATCAACAGGTATTGTTACTTTTGTAGATGATATTTTAATTAAGGACGGTGGAACTATAGGTGCAGCTTCTGCTACAACTGCAATTACAATTGCATCAACTGGTATCGTTACTCTAGTAGATGATCTAATTTTAAAAGATGCTGCAACAATTGGTGTTGCATCATCCACTTCAGCAATTACAATTTCCTCTGCCGGAATTGTAACCTTTGTAGATGATATTTTAATTAAAGATGGTGGCACTATTGGAGTTGCATCGGCAACTACTGCTATGACTATTTCATCTGCTGGTATAGTTACTTTTGTAGATGACATACTTATTAAAGATGCTGGAACTATCGGTAATGCTACTACCGCAGCTGCTATTACTATTGAAGCGGACGGAGATATAGTATTATCTGATGATTTGTATATAAGCGGTGGTCTTATTGATCTTAAAAATGAAGGCTCTGTATCACAACTTAAATTTTATTGTGAAAGTTCAAACGCACACGCACAAACATTACAGTCTGCACCACACGCTTTAGCTAGTAGTGCAGTATGTGTATTACCAACTCTGTCTGGTACTTTAGTTGGTTCTGGAGATAGTGGAACAGTTACAGGAACTATGTTAGCAGCTATTACAGCTGTAAATAAAATTGGTCTTGCAGCAATAGATATTGATGGTGGAACAGATGTTGGTGCTGACTTAACAGCTGCAGATTTAATAATTGTTGATGATGGCGCTGGTGGAACAAACAGAAAAGCTGCATTATCAAGAGTAGTTACATTAACTAGTGGCGAGGCAACAGCACTAGCAATTGCACTAGGATAAATATTATAAATAGTTGAGAAATTACACTAGGATAAGTGTTATAAATAGTTGAGAAATTGGAGATTAGGATAAAATGGCAAATACATTTAAGGTATTCACAATAGCAGATGTGGCAATCGACAGTGGAACTTTTAGTACTTTATATACTTGTGCTGGTTCAACAACAACTGTTGTTTTAGGAATGAACGTCTGTAATAAGATTGCAGCTGAAAGGGACGTTACAGTAAAACTTACGAGTGATACTGGTAATAGAACTGGTGCTAACAATGCAGCAAATGAATCGGTTTCGTTACTTAATGAAGTACCAATTCCTGCTGATTCAACTTTGGAAGTATTTGCTGGACAAAAGATAGTTCTAGAAGCAACAGATGTTATAACAATTGGTGCTAGTGTTGCTAGTTCATTAGATGTTACATTGAGCGTAATGGAGATAACCTAATGCCATATCTAGGTAATGATCCCGGCGCAATTACAGATGCCTTTACTCAAAGTTTTACTGGTGATGCGTCAGACACAGCCTTTACTTTATCACAAGCATCAACCACTAATTCTGTTTTTGTCAGAATATCTGGTGTGATGCAACGTAATGGAACTGATTTTAATGTTGATGGAGTAACTCTAACATTTACAACAGCGCCTCCAGCTGGAACAAACAATATTGTAGTACAATATTTTACGGTAGGTTCAGTTCAAGAAATTGCTACTGATGCAGTAACCGGCGCAAAGATTGCTGATGATGCTATCGACTCAGAACATTATACAGATGGTAGTATTGATACCGCTCATATAGCTGATAACCAAATTACTTTAGCTAAACTTGCTGGTGGAACCGATGGAAATATAATTAGTTTTGATGCTTCAGGCGATCCTGTAGCAATTGCCACTGGAAGTGATGGACAAGTATTAACCTCTACTGGTGCTGGATCACCACCAGCATTTGAAGCTCTATCAGCAGGGTTTACACAAGGCACTGAAATTGCAACTACCTCAGGCACATCAATTACCTTTGGGAGTATTCCAGCTGGTGTAGATATGATTGTAATGAACTTTTTTGGAGTTTCTCAGGGAAGTAATGCTCAAACAATTCGCATCCAGATCGGAGATGGAGGCGGCATAGAAACGAGCGGTTACCTTAATACCGCTGCAAAAATTGCTGACCAAGCTATTGAGAGTGCGACAATAAGAAATACTGCTGGTTTTTCTGTAGGTACAGTAAATTGGGATGCGGCTAATATACTTCATGGGTCTGTATGGTTTACACTACAAGATGCTGCTGCGTTTACATGGTGCTTTCACGGTATGCTTAATGAATCTGATGATGATGGAATATATTTAGGCTCTGGTAGTAAAGCACTAAGTGCTGAATTAACTCAAATTAAATTTTCTACTGCGGCAGGAGCAACATTTGATGCCGGCGCAGTCAACATAATGTTTATTTAGGAAATAAAATGAAAGATTGGATAGCAGTAGTTTCCTCAGCAAATAATAAAGTCACTAAGTATCAAGATTTTGATACTGAAGACGAGGCCAAAGCTCACATTGAAACTTATGGCGGATTTGTAGATGAAAGTCCAAGTGACCTTGCCGAGTATTGGACAGTTAATGCTAAAAAGAAAACTCTTACAGCTGACAACTCATCACTGGCTTCAGATATTCTTGCAGATAAATGGTTATCTATTAGAACTAAACGAGACAAGTTAATGGCTGAGTCAGATTACATGGGTAACTCTGATGTTACAATGAGTGATGCTTGGAAAACGTATCGTCAAGCTCTCAGAGATTTGCCTGCGTCTGAATCTGACCCAGATGATATTACTTTTCCAGATGCACCATGACGAAAAAATGGAGACTAAATAAATGAGTTTAACAAAAATACCACTCGCACTAATGGCTGATGGAACTGATGGAAATATAATTAGTTTTGATACTTCGGGTAATCCTGTAGCAGTGGCCACTGGTACTGATGGACAAGCTCTTACTTCTGGTGGTGCTGGTGCTGCACCCACTTTTGAGGATTCTGCGGGGGTATCACAAGCTAGTCTCCAAGCAACAACTTCTGGTAATTCTTTTACTTTTACTGGAATACCTGCTGGTACAAAAAGGGTTTACTTAGTCTTTAGAAATGTCTCGATGACAGACACGACAGCTACAATTAAAATTGAGCTTGGCGATGCTGGCGGCATAGAAACGAGCGGCTACGTCAGTGGTGGTAAATACCTCGAAGGTACGGCGATTGCTGGACAGGTCAACGCAACTAATGGATTTGTTATTAGGGAACAATTTGGCGCATCTAATTCTTTAAACGGTTTCTGCGAGTTTGTTTTAGCTGATGCAGGGACATTTTCATGGGTAATGAATGGTCAAAATCATCATGTTGGGACAGGCCACGGCCTTACTGCTGGTGGCAAGTCGCTATCTGCGGAACTAACACAACTTAAAGTTAGCGGTTTTACAGGTGATGCTGGTTATTTAAATGTACTTTTTGGTTAGGAAAATAAGATGAAAGAATTTACAGCTGTAGTATCTCATACTGATGGATTAATTACTAAGTTTCAAGATTTTGATACTGAAGATGAAGCTAAAGCTCATGTTGCAACTCATGGAGGCAAAGTTGTTGCAGATTTAGATGAAGACCTTGCATATTGGGATGTCAGTAGTGACGCAGCTAAAGATACAGACCAACTAGCAGCAGATATTTTGGCTGGTAAGTGGGCAGCAATTAGGACACAACGTGATGTGTTAATGGCGCAGTCAGATTGGA